TGCGTTTCCGTAGTGCTTGCGATAGCCCCATTCATGTTCCAATTCGTCGGCATCAATCCACCTGCCGTGCAATCGTCCTTCGTTGTAGCAAGCAAGGCAAGCCACATAGACTTGCGGTTCGGTATCTGTTTTTCCTGTCATGGTTTTTCCTCCTGTTTGGTTGGTTCGGTTGCCTCCTTCGGCTCTATATACCCATTGTCGGGAGGGGTATATAATACCTTCGGTTTGGCATTTTTCCGTCTAACCACCACCTCATTCTTTGCGAGACACCCCCGCCTTCGTGATGTGGTGGACATGGGTGATGCGGTGCTTGCGCTTGCTCGTCCAATCATGGATTTGACCGGCTCGCACGCACAGCACATGGGATGAGGTTTGAATGATATAGACCCCACGCTTCGGCAGGTGGGGTTCAATTGATTTCATGGTGCGCCCTTTGGCCCATCGGGTGCGGCGCATTTTCTTTGCGATTTCTTGAGTCGTTTCGCAGTCCCGATAATAGGGGTTTTGTGCTTTCTCAACGGCACTATGACGGTAGACTTCTTTTTCGGTAAAACCAAAATCACGAAGCGCATTGAACACATTGAACATGCTCGTGCCTTTGCGGTGGTTGCGCCCACGCAAGGCGAGCGCGCCGTGCGCTTGCTCGTAGGTATTGCCCGTGGCTATCGCGAGAGCCTTGACGGTGCAATCGTTGGACTCACGCCATTTTCGTGAACGCTTGTCCATTTTTTGGTAAAGGTCGGAAAGGTTGCTCATTCTACACACACCCCGTTTTCGTTCAAGATTTTGGTGACCTCGTCAATGTCGGCGCAGTGCCAGCGTTCAAGGCAGAATCCGTTCACAGATGAACCTGTCCGCATGACAGTCCAACCCCCACCGTAGGCGGGGTCAAGCGACCAGCCTCCGGGCGCGTTGTAGCGCAACGACTGAGGGGCGTGGGGGTATCGCTTCTTCCAAAACCACGGGATTATCTCGTCGCTCATTGGGAATCCTCCTTGATTTTTTGAAGAAGCAATTCCATGGTGCGGTCGTGAAGTGCGTGGCGACCCCAACCCGAAGGACGCAAACCGTATGAACGCAACTGCCTGTCAAGGTGGGCTATCACCGCCTTACGGAGAGTTTCTTCACATGTGCGGCTTTCCGAAGTAAAAACGAAGGACTCCGCCATCGTTCTTTCCCAACCGTTCACATTGTCATATCGCCTTGCGTGTCTCATTCTTTCTTCCCTCCGTGTCGGGTGAAAATGGTCAAGTAAGCCCAACGGCGAGCATCCAGCCACGATAGCCAGCGATAGCCGAGTTTGGGATTTTTGATGCGTTCCGTTTCACGGTCAACCACAACGGCCCATGTCGGGTGCTTCATCAGCCACACAGACAAACGGTCATCAAAATCTCGGTCGTGTTCTTCGGGTTCTTGTATCAGCCATTCGGTCATTCTTTCACCTCTAAATCAACATGGTTTGATGAGGTATATAATACCTCCGATTCGGCATTTTTTCGGCTAACCGCCTCATCATCTCGGCAACGAGAACAGCGGGTCGTCGGGCGACGCGTGCGGGGGTGCAGGACGACACCGCCGAATAGGCCGAAGTTTCCACAGATGCCACAGCGAGTTTCAGTCAACGATGGCACCTCCGGTGGGTCGGGAGAAGAAGCCAAAGCCCTTCTCTTTGGGCTGGATGGTGGCGGTGAGCGTGACGGTGTCGCCCCGTTGCGGGTCTATGCCCTTCGGCACGGTGCCCCACAACCGGTAGCCGTCGCACTTGATGGTCATTTTGAGGCTCATGCCATACATGGAATGATGCTCTTTGACGGACAGAACCTCACCCGTGATGGACTGTCGGCCCTCCGGTGGCATGATGTCGTTTTTTGCCTCCTTCTTGCGGTCACGCTCTCGCTGGCACGCGTTTTTGAGGGCTTCAACTTGCTTTTGGGACAAAAGGTATTTCTGCGCCTTGGCTTGAATGTCAAGGATGAAGGTGTTCTCCGTCTTGAAATTCATCGCACGGACGCCAGCCGCCTTGGTGTTCTTCGCGACCACCTCCAAGCGTTCGGATTCGGCGGCCTCCTCCCTCGCTTTTTTGCGAGCCTCACGGCGGGCGGCGAGTTTGGCGTTGTAGTCCTCCGTCCATGCGGCGCACTGGTCGTCCGTCCAATCAACAGGGAAGGCATACACCTTGACGCCACGGCCCCGACCGGAACCAAGGCATTGATAGCACCGGCCACCGTCGGGTCGCCACGGGCCGTAGCCACGGCCACTACACCTCCCGCACCGGCGAGGTTCTATGGCGTTCTTTTTCGGGCGTGTGTTTTCGGGGTTCCTTGGGTATGTGGTCATTGTGTGGCCTCCTGCGCGAGTTGGCGAAGCACGGCCTCTTGAGCCATGCGGAGAGAGGGAAATGAGGATGGGGGATGGGGCGACCAATCGTCTAACACACACCACCGGATGTGCGGGTCGCCGTGGCGGATTTTTGCGGTGAGCCGGAAGCGTCCGCAGGTAGAGAGGCGGTCGGTGAAGTCGGGCGAGCGCGACCAATGCAGGGGGGCGAGAATCCATTCAATCACGACGACCCCTCCCCGTTTTTCTCAAGCGTAAGTTGGCGTTGCTCGTCGGACGGCAGGGCTTTGAGGAACCAACGGAAACAGCAGTCACACGCCGCCTCCCGTTCCCAAAACAGATGGGGGGGCGAGCCGTCGTGAGGCCAAACCGGATGGTGTGCGGTGAAACGCAATCGCACATCGGGTTTTTCTGTTCCGCAAAAGTCACATTCCTCAGTCATCTTGAAGCCTCCTTCGGATTTTTTGAATGCGGTTCATAATTTCGCCCGTGTGCATGTAGCAAATGGACTGCGAGTCTTGAATCACATGAAGCGCGATGGACATGTCAAGCGTGAGCAGGGCCTCCGTGAGCGCGTGGAGAGCGTCGGCAGGGGTGGGGATTTTTTCGGTCATTGGTTCCCCTCCGTGCGGATGTAGTCGTCGTTGAGTCGCCACTTGATTTCAACAATGGTGAAGCCCCGAACGGATTTGAACAACATGTGGGGGCACCGTCGTCGTGTGTGGGCGAGGTAGGCCCGAACGCTGGTGTGGGTCGTCGTGGTGGTGAGGTCGTCGTTGAGCGTTTCAATGGGGTTCTCCGCCGTGGGGATTGGGAGGACTGTGTAGGTTGACCAGCCGTGGCGCATCAGTAAGCACCCCATAGGATGGTGAAGGTGCCACAGTGGACGCATCGTCCATTGTCCCCACCTCCGAGGGGTCGGAAGGTCTTGCATCCACACTTGGCGCATGCTACGCCCTTGATTCGGATGATGTCTCGCTTGGTTCGGTTTTGGTTGGTTGGCATTTCTTTTCGCCTCACATCTACATATTTTTACTACTATATAAGGTGTTCGGTTTGGCTTTTTTTCGTCTAACCACGCATCTTGCGTGTCTGTAACATAAAGAAAGGGCGTCGTTGCCGGTCGGCTAACTTTGGGGACATCATCTAACCCCCGATTCGGAACACCGTCTAACCCCGCCAAGCCATCGGCTAACCAGCGTCACGCACGGGCGTCTAACCCCGTCGCCCGCAGGGCGTAGTTAGCCGCATCTAATTTCGTCTAACCACGGTCACGGTTAGCCTCGCCTAATTTCGTCTAACCGGCAAGCGCAGTTAGCCACGGCTAATTAAAGACCGCTGAAATCGCGATTGGTGAAAAGGACACCACAGTTAGTGGAGGCTAACTTTTTTTGTAGTCAAAACGATTTTTGTAGTCAATAAATTTCAAGCGAAAAGTTAGGCGCGTCTAAAAATTTTCGGGTGCGATGGAGAAGTTAGACGAAGCAGGGGAGGTTGAAATACCTTAGCCACAGGTTAGCCGAAACAGGCCATTTTCAGCCGGTTAGCCTCACCTAACAAACAGGCTTTCAGTTGCTTGGTTAGCCGTAAAAAAATACGAATTTTCAAGGAGTCTACATTCGGAGGATTTTGCTGTTTTTTTTCGCCTAACCGTTGCACTGCGTTGCATTTTGTTAGCCGATGGGAGTTAGCCGAAAAGGCGTTTTTTGGGCCGGTTAGCCTCGTCTAACTGATGGCCTCGCAGTCTGCTGGTTAGACGGAAAAAAAGTCCATGTTCCGCCCATAGTAGACTCTTCGCAAAAACGATATTTATTTCGTCTAACCGTGTTACTGCGCCCCTGTTTGTTAGCCGAAGGCCATCGTCTAACTTTCCGGCTTGCAGTGTTGTGGTTAGCCGAAAAAAAATTGCATCGCCCGCCGATACTACACTATTCGCAAACAGCAAATAAATTTCGTCTAACCGTTGCATGGGGGCCCTATAAGTTAGACGCGACTAACTTTACTTATTAACGGCTAACCATAGTTAATAAATACGCATAAAAAGTTAGATGCGGCTAACAAATACGCAAAAAACGCAAAATTAGACGCGAATAACCATCGCTACCCTTCCCCCGTGTTAGCCGACCTGCGGTTAGACGATTATACCCCTATATCAACAACCTTATATACCCAATAGCCCTACCGTATAATATGAGCAAAACACCAGCCCATGTCCGCCTTGAAAACGCCCTCGCAGACCTTACCGGCCCCGCCTTGCTTGGCATTGTGTGGGCTTACCTTAACGAGAACGCAACCCCCGCTGACCGCCAATACTTCGCCGCTGTCGCCGCTCGTGAAGTTACTTCCGATGCCTGTGTTTCTTGCCCCCACACCACGCGAGAAGTCCTCAAGGAAGAATTTTCCGACATTGTATACCACTTCAATGAAGAGTTGAACTGAGCCCGTCTAACTTCTGCCCTCCGGCTAACCGTCCCTCGCCCGTTTTCGCTGGCGGGCGGGGGACACCTCGTCTAACCGTCTAACTTTTTCGGAAGTTTTTTCGTCTAACTATTTTTTTTCGTCTAACTATTTTTCGTCTAACCGATGGTTTTTTCGGCTAACAATTTTTCGTCTAACTTTTTTCGTTTCGTCTAACCAGCGTCACACGCATCGTCTAACTTTGCTCGTGGCCGTTAATAGTTAGACGCGACTAACAATCCCTACTCCGTTATTCGTTAGACGCGACTAACAACGAATACTCGCGCCGGCTAACCGCCTCCGGCGGTTAGACGCTACCTCCGCGGTTAGACGCCGCCTTCGGTTAGACGCTACTCCCCTGCGGGGATGTCCCTTCATATACCCCCAAGCCCTGCTTCACTACATGGAGGATAACCAAAACCCTACCAGCCCTATTGCCGGAGAACCGGCCGTGTTGAAGCACAGTGAACCCGCACCGGCCACCCGTGTCCGGCTGTGGGGCCTCCGTGCAACCCTGCACCGTGCCCTTGCTGACTACGCAGATGTTGAAGATGGATGGGCCGCCGCCGCTGGCGACCTGTCCCATGCCGTCTACAACGCCCTCCAGCAGGTTGACGCCCTCCTTGGAATCACCGAGCCAGAAGATGGAGATGAGGCATGATGGCCCGTCGTGTCCTTCACATCCGTGTCTCCGGTGCATCCGTGAACCTGTGCGGTGCCAAGCCGTTCAAGTCCGTAGGCCCTGCCCACCGTGCCGAATTCCGCAACGACGAGGACGCCGACAGCGTGCCCATGTGCCCTGCTTGCGCCGCTCTCCGCCCCAACGCCCGTGCTGAGGCTCGCCGCCTCGCCGCCAAGCACCGCTGAGGGCTACCGTCGCCGCTGACGCATTCCACCTCTCCGAGGTGTCCACCTCCGGCCCCTCCGCCAAGGCGGGGGGGTCGGACTCATCGCCTAACTTCAGGTATTTTCGTCTAACTTTTGGCTCTTTTTCGTTCGGAAATTTTTTCGTCTAACTGCTTTTTTTTCGTCTAACTTTGCATCGTCTAACCGCCGTTCGGCGGGGCCGAAGTTAGACGCGTCTAACCCTCCAGACCGCCCGACTACCCAACCCTTGGTTCAGTAGTCCGGCCCGTCCGGCGGGGTCGCCGGCGGCCCTCCGGCGGGGTCAAATCGGCCCAAAATCAAGGAAAATGCCGGCTAACTTGATATACGGGATGCCTACCCTATGCCGCGTAGCGGCTGAGGAACAACACACAGCGAACCGCATGAACGACACCCGAAACCGCAACACTGGAGGACAGAAAATGAAGAACGAACCCCAACCACAGGAAGAACCCGTGGACATGGTGCAAGCCATGACCAGCGGAGAGAACGAAACTGTGCGGCCCGCCCTGCTGGCCGCCCTCATGGAGGCTATGCTACGCTTCCTTGACACCCTGCGGCCAGACATGGACAAAGCCGGCACCCGCCGCCTCCCTGTCAACGGCTACCGAGTCAAGGACGCCGCAAAGGCTGGTGACATGCGAGCCGTTGCCGGCCTCGTGGGCCTCAAGATGAAGGCGAAGGACGCCGCCGACATGGTGAACGGCCTCATGGCCGCTGGCGTCTACCGCCTGCACTTCACCACCACCCGTGGCATCCCGTGGGTCATCAACACCGCCGACGCTGTGATGCTTGACGCCCTCGCCGCCACCAACGCCGCCGGCCAAGCCGTGCGCCGTGCCGCCGCCGCCATCATGGCCTTTGACCAATGGCAGGGACAGGCCGCCGCCGAGCGTGAAACCGCCATCCGTGCCCTCCGTGAGCGCACCGGTCAAGATGTGGACGAGGTGCCCGAAGGGTGCAAGGTCGCCACCGCCGAGCAAGCCGACGCCTTCGGCCTCAGCCCCGGCGACCTTATCCGCTATGTCGTGGTTGAGTCCGTCGGCATGCTACGGGACGCCTTCGTTCACCTACGGGGCGAGATGGAGGCACATGACCGTTCCATGCTTGAGCAGTCGGACAAAACCACCACGCAAGGCAACGCCTACAACTGCTCAGTGCTGGATGTTGACGCCGGCGTGTTCACCGTGAACGCCTCGTCCTTCATGGACTGGTTCAAGGCGTCGGTGTTCGCCGGCAACTGGTACTGCTCACCCTGCAAGACCAGCGGACGAACGGCCACCTACGGAAACGCACAGGTGAAGAACGCCGGCCACGCTTGCCCCACCTGCGGCAACCCACGCCACAACATGACGCCGGGTGCCAACTTCGCCCACCTGCCCTTCCTGACCAGCAAGGAGGAAGGACTCTCGACCACCCTTTCCGTCATCGGCGGACACCGGTTTGAGATGCGGGCCTTCCGCTTCTCCGGTCGGGCGTTCAAGGCTGGCGTCAAGGCGACCCGCACCGTGCCCACCATGACGGTCGGTGAAGCGATGCGTGAGATGATGAAGGACGGTGCCGTCAAAGTCCGTGGCGACCGTGGCACCTTCAACCGCCCCGCCCGCCTCGTCCCCGTGTTGTTTGACATCCAAGCGGACGGTGGGTTCTCGCACCACCTTGGGTTGGCTGTTGAGCCCCTCCATGAGTCGGACATGACCGGCTGATGCCACAGCGGGACGAACCCGCACCCTCCGGCTCTCCGAGCCGTACAACGGGCCCCTCTCCGCCACGGCGGGGAGGGGCCCCCTTGCGTTACCCCGTCGAACGACAACCACCAGACACCCCACCGGCGGCGATGCCCAAAACAAGCCGATAAACGCCCCTTCCTCGCACGCAACGGGGGCGGGGGCGGCATGGGTAGCACCGCAGGATTTGAGGCGCAGGAAGGGCGGTTTCTGTGGCCGCTACGGGGCACCCTCGAAATTTGGCCAAAAACAGGGGTCGCCGCCGGCGACAGCACTGCTTAGCACCCCAAAAAATCCGCAATAAAAATTTTGAAAAAAAGACCTTATAAACGACGCCTTACACTTCGGAACATCTTGCTTCGGGATTTTGCTTTACCGACGCCACCCGACCATTCGCCTTTTCCGCTTGCTCGTGCGCCCCAAGCCACGCCCGCCGTTTGATGGCTGAATTGGTCAACGGCGTGTGCCAATGCCATAACCAAGTCGTTGTGTGGGCCGGTGTCCACGATGTCCCCGCCTTTCCAAGCGTGGGCTTCCAATTCTTCCAGCATTTCCGAAACAACCCGCCTTGTAGCATCATCGCCATAGGGGAATACAATTTTGCCCCGTTCAAACCACACCCGCAATCGGTTCATCAGTGCTTGTTTCAATCCCTTGTTGCTTACTCGGCTTTGGCGATAATCAACATTGATTCCTTTTGCTTCCAGCAGACTTTGGAATAATCGTTGAAAGCCAACATCCTCAGCCGCAAGTGGCGCACTATACCTTTTGCACCATTCGCCTATCATGTCGGCTTGTCTATCGGGGGAAAAGTCATTTTTTCTCCAAATGTTTGCAACGACCAGCGAGCCATCGGATTCTTGCCGAACCAGCACCAAAACCGAGTAGTCTTTACCCAAACCTTGCGATGGGTCAAAACCAACGACATACCGACCTTCGCTACGCTTTTCTTTGTCAAACACCTGTTCCAAGTCCATGTTTGCTCGTGTGTATTTTCGTGGATAGACAGCGGCCTCATCGTCAATCACCTTACACAAAAATTCCTGTGCAAACTCCAAGTCTCCTGTCACTTTCTTTTGCTCTAAAAGAAAATCAAGCGGGCGAAACTCCGGCCAAAGCGCATACAGATTTTCCGGCTCGTGTTTGCTTTCATCCCAATTAGGAATAGCCGACCATGTGCCCGTTTTCCATTCGGGATTGTCCATCATTTCTGTGTGGTAT